GCTGGGTTATTCGGCTGCCTGTTGCCGTGGCGCCGGCTTCGCGGCGCGGTCGGCGATGCGCTTTTTCAGGTGCTCAGGCATCGTCCGCTCGACATACTTTTTCGACAGTTCCCGGTCCATCGGGATGTCGTTGTCGTACAGGTCGGGGCGTTCCTTCGGGCTCGGCAGGCTCATAGCGCTTTCTCTTTCCACAACATGATAATATGGCCGTGATCGGATTTGGTCAACGGCTCGTCGCTTTTTTGTTGACTTTTTTCGTCCTTGTGATCCGCGCCGCCCTCCGAAATGAGGATCGGTTCCTTGCCCTGCTCAACGTTGTTGTCGCGGAACGACCACTTGTCGGCATGCTTCCTCACCTCGTCGAAGTTCTCCTCGTTCTTGCGGTTCGCCAGGACCACGTCCACCGGCACGTAGCGGTTGGTCTTACCCAGGAAGCGCGACACAGCGCGCTTGGCCGCCTCTTGGCGCGGCAGGTGCATGTAGTGCGCCTCGACGCGGTAGCCCGCATCCTTGAACGCCGTCACCTTCTGCAGAGCGCTCTTGCTCGTGTTGAGCGTGCCGTCGAGCACCACGTTCAGCCCCGTCTGGCGTGCCAGCATGAGGATGTTGTTCATGATGTCGCTGGATTCCTCGTGCACCTGCGCGGCGTTCCAGCCTTCGTATTCGGGCAGCATGCCCTTGATGTCGTCAGCGTCCACCACGATCGCCTTGTCGGGATCGTAGACCTTGCCCTTGAGCCAGCTTTTACCAGAGCCGCCACGGCCGCCCAGGATCGTGAAAGTCGGCTTCTCGCCTTCCGCCGGCGTGGCCGCCTCGACGCGCTCAGGCGACAGAAAATGGTCGTAGATTTTCTTGTGTACCGCGTCGCGCTCGGTGGAGTAGTCGTCGCCCTTCTTGTGCTGCTCGATCGTCTGCTCGATCGATTGAAGGCGCTCCTGCACCTCTTTGATCTTGTCCTTCGTGTCGGCCGGGAAGTGCGACAGGATGTCGTCGGCCGTCACATCAGCCTGATCGTGCTGCTTGGCGTAGTCGGCGGCCTTGAATTGATCCGGCGCGATCGGCTTCTGCGCGCCGTTCACCTCTCGGTCGACCGCAGGTTTCTGCGAGCCGTTCTTGTCATGCCCGGTGATCTCGGCCCAGTGCACCTGATGCACACGCCCGCTGGCGTCGCGCACGTGCGCGCCGTCCTTGCCCGGCTCGCCGACGATCTTGCCGGTGCCCTCAAAGTCGCCGGCCTTGAAGTTCACGGTGTCGCCGGTCTCGAGGTTGTGCGTGCCGTAGCCGTTGCCAGCGCCAGCATCCTTCTGCGCGGGCTTGCGCTCGGCAGGCGCGTCCTTCTGCGTGCGCACCCACTTCGTCTGCCGACGGCCGGTTCGATCGGTGATTTCCTTTTTGCTCAGGCCCGGTCGGTTCGCCATCGGACCATCGCCGCTCGACTCACTCTTGACGAACAGCAGCATGCGCTTGCCGCCGTCGAGCGACTTCAGGACCATCTTGTTCTCCCGTGCTTCGGGCGGAATGCCCATGAACCGCCGGTGGCCGCCCGCGTCCTCGACGATCATCCCGTCTTCGCCCTCGTCGACGACGCGATATTCCTGCGCCGCGCGCTTCTTGTGCCCGAGCACGTGCTCCCAGCGAACCTTGTGATGCGCGCCATCGATGTCGAGCGTCACGCCGTGCGCGCCATGCGCAACGACGCGGCCGGCGCATGGGCCGGCCTGATGCTTGACGTAGAGGTCATCGCCAATGTCGACGCCGGGCATCGGCTCCGGCGCCTTTGCGGGTTTGGATTGCTTCATGGCTCGACCGTGAATACGGGCAGCCCGAACGACTTGCCCATGTCCTCGCCGGGATCAGCTTCGTCATCTGCGTCAGCTTCGACCGCAGCGTTATCGCCGGCATCGCCAAAGTCGGCGTCTGCCTCCTCATCGTCGCCAGGGTTGCCAAAATCCTTGCCGTTCCCATCGTCGCCGGGCTCGCCCGGCTGCCCCTGTCCAGGCTGGCCGAAGTCCTGCGCTTGCTGTTGGTTCTCCGCCTGCCATGCGCCGATGAGCGCCGCATTGAGCGGAATGTCGCCGAGCGTGCCCGGGATCTTGTCGAGGCCGTCCTCGGCGCGCATCTCGTTCCACGTCATCGTGAGCTTCTTGCGCTCGAAGACGGTTTTCTCATCCTCGTCATCGAGACCGGTCCAGCGGAACACGTACTGGTCCGAGAACTCCGAGATGATGAAGTCCGAGAACAGGTTCTCGAAATACGCCAGCAGCGGCCGCAGACCCTTGTCCTTGGAGTTCGCCAGCTTCTCCTCGGTGTCGTCGCCGGACAGGCTCGAGTTGCCCGAGCGGAACGACTCGAAGTTGATCTCGTCCGGCGCCATGCCGTAAATCGCGCAGATGATCGAGGTCAGGAACGTCATCCACTTGGCGAACATGATCTCGTTCACCTCGACGCCGAAGTTCTCGAACGCCGCGCGCGATTCCTGATCCTTGGACACCATCACCGGGAGGGCCCAGGAATTGTTGACGCCCTTCACCATCGCATTCCACATGCGCTTGAAGGAGGCGATGTCCTGATCGGAGAAGTTGCCCGTGAGGTGCAGCAGACCCTTCGGGATCTGGTTCGAGTCGAAATACTTCGTGTTGTAGGTGAAGGCGTTCAGGAAGCCTGTCACCGTGCGCACCAGCAATTCTGTTTCCGACAGGCCGTAACCGCCGGTCGACACATCGGTGCGCGGATTGCGCGGCACATAGATCAGGTCGTCGTACGTGTAGACCGATCGCACGTTACCCTGCACGATCTGGAGCGCGAAAATTTCATCGTCGCCGCGATAGCCATCCTCCGTGCACAGCCGGATCGTGGCGCCATCGACGGCATACAGGCCATCCAGACCCAGCGACTTGTCCTTCTTGAACTCGGTCTCTATCGGCATCGAGTCCAGCGTGAGCGTGTCGCGCACGAGCTTCGACATGAACGAGCCGAAGTCGTCGCGGCGCAGGCGCATACGCTGGCGCGGCTTGGCTTCCCAGCCGGAGTTCAGCATGAAGTTCTGCAGCAGCTTTACCGACTGCTTCTGATCCTCGCCCGCGTGGGCGTTCTTGTCCTTGAGGCAAATCTCGAAGCCCGGCCCTTTGCCGGAATCCTGCACGCGGCAGAACCGCGCGATCTGGCGCTGGCGCTGCATGATGACTGCGCTCAGCACGGGCGTCTGATCCACCATGTTCCGCATGGACTCGAACGAGAACGCCGACGGCTTCTCGTACCAGTCCCCCATCACGGAAATCTGCATGTCGTCGATATAGACCGACTGCATGCCGGGCAGCTTCTTGCGCACGGCGTTGCTGGGGAACGGGATGACGTTGGGCTTCTGCAACGCCTTGTTGAATTGCTGCTGCTCGTACTGCTCCTGCATGAACTGGATCAGCGGCAGCATCTTGTCCGGCTGCACGTCGGCCGCGACCGCCTGCACCGTGGATTTCTCCAACTCAGCGCGAGCGTCACGGCGCTCGTCAGGCGGAGCGGCCTCATTGAAGGCAATGGAGCGGGCG